CCACGCTTCCTAAATTTTGGCAGGGGTGCTTGGAATCGAACCAAGAATACGGGAATCAAAATCCTGTGTGATACCATTTCACCACACCCCAACAAGTTACATCTAATTTTTAAAGAACGTATATGTGTATTATAGTAGCATTTGCTTGTCTTGGCAATACACTGTTGTTTTTTTACAACAACAAAAAACCCCTAGTCTTTCGATCTAGGGGTTTGTGAATTTTTTGGAACTTTTTGGAACTTTAACTCATCAAACCCCAGATACAATACAGCCATGTGCGATTGCTCTCAATGGCTGAGCCACAATCGGATGGTATATTTGAAAAGGGTTTAAACTGATGAAACACAATTTGCTCCTAAAAAGTTCTTACTATCTCTTATTTATATAAAAAAATTACAAATTTGCCCATTTACCATGATTTATTGGCTCCCAATGAACATTTTCCCTAATAATTTCAAAGGAAGTTGGAGGCCATAAAATTCCGTGGTTTATTAAAACTGTTTGAAGTAGATATTCTGGATTATATTTGATACCTTGCATATACAAATTATCGAAATGATCTATAGAATTACAGTAAATTTCCATGCTACTTTGTAAGCCTATTGCAAATTGATCACAGAACCCACTCATATAACCACCAACATCTACTGAATAACCATTTCTTTGGTTATTTGGTGTGTAAATTATATTTGGTGTCAAACAATTATGTGCAAGTTTTAAATCTATTACTTCATTTAAACCCAAATCGGTTCTGGATCTAATAATAAGATCATATTCTCCTAACTCTTTAACCCATGAATAACAATATTTGAGTATGGTATACTGCTGCCATACATTGATCGGATTACTGTAATATTGTTCATAATAACGTGAAGTATTTGAATAAAGTTCTGGATTTAAAAGTTCAACAAACTTAATTTTATACCAGGGAGGTAAATGAGGTTTTAATTTATCTCGTACTTCACCTGAGGTTTGAACAAGCCAATTAGCAGATATTTTTGGATCAAATCCTGGATTTCTTCTCCAGAATACAATATACAAATCTATTTCTGAATTTTGGAGATTTTGTAATTGAGAATCGAAATCTTTAGAGAATCTTGCATTACCTGTTAATAACAAAGCAGTTTTCATATCAGACTGGTTTACTTCTCCATTTTATTTTTTCTTCTTTGATCGGCAATTCTGGATTACCTATATCTTTAAACATGTACCATAATTGCTCTTTTATGGCGAACTTGGTATATAGACAAGTTTCTAAACTATATGCTTCCATTTCCCATGGATGATGATAATAATCCATTACCTCCGAATTGACTCTTTCACCCTTCCATTTAGATAAATTTTCATTCATATCACCTTTTGCATATTGACGAATATGCACCATTTCATGAGCCAATGCAATAAATATTTCTCTTGCTCCGATCCAAGGATGTAATTCTATTACAAATTTTCTGGGTTTTTTAGCATCATTAATATCATCAATATATGCTAAACCCCAATAGTTGCTCTTTTTATTGAATTTTATTTTTAGATATACGTTATCTCTAAGCCTTTTATTTGGCATGAGATATTCGGCGTAAAAAAGTGCCGCCTTTCGAACGAATGGAGTGAAATTTTTGTCTGGACTATTGATCACTCTTAAATGCATATAATCCTCCAGGTGTGCTCCTTTTTATTTAGAGCATTATATTTTTCACCTGGCGAGTTATACTTTATTTACCTCTATTCCGGCTTTATTTAAAAAAACAAGCCCATCTTCAGAACGGTAAGTATTTCTATAGTAAACTGAACTGATGCCACTTTGATAAACTAATTTCGCACAATCCATACAAGGTGCATGCGTAACAAACAAAGATGCTCCATCTCCTGATTCGGTAGATTTAGCTAACTTAGCAATTGCATTCGTTTCAGCATGAAGCACCTCTGGTTTAGTTTTCCATTCATGTTTATATTCGTTGTTAAAAAGGCCAGGTTCGATTTCTTTTCTATAGACAACTAAATCCTCACAATCATTGTCCCAACCAGAGGGCATTCCATTGTAGCCAATCGAAATGATGCGATCATCTTTTACAACAATCGCACCAACATGAAGACGCCGAGCAGTTGACAATTCAGCAAAAGTCTCAGCAACCTTCATGTATGCATTAACAAATTTTTCTTTCACAGGACCTCAAACTCATCTTTACCAACACCACATTCTGGGCAAAGCCAGTCCTCAGGCAGTTGTTCAAAAGGAATATCACTATGTTCTTCATGAACATAACCACAAACTACACAAACATGATCTGATCTCATAGAGCCTCCAATACTTTTTTGTATGCATTTGCGTGTCGTTCTTCAACTTTCTTTAGAGCTGCGAAACGTTTTTCTGCTTTTTCTAGGATCATTTTAAAGTGTTCAGCATGTTCACGCGATTCATTTGCTTGTTGTTTCGCTTCAAGCATAGCCTGTTCGTTACCTTCGCGTTCAGCTTCTTCTTCCATCTGAGGATACATCTCCGTATACTCATAGGTTTCACCGTCGATTGCCTTCTGCAAGCATTCTTTTGTGCTAGGTTTACCGATCAAGAGTTCTAGATGCCCCCATGCGTGTTTGATTTCTTGATTGGCTGTTTCTTCGAAGTGTTTCGCAACATCTTCATAACCTTCTTCCCGAGCAATCTTAGCAAAGTAACGATATTTGATATGAGCCATCGATTCGCCAGCTAATGCTTTTTCTAAGTTTCTCAATGTTGACATTTTTTTCCTTTGTTTGGCCCGGCCGGAGGGAATCGAACCCCCATTCGCACTTTAGAAGAATGCTGTCCTATCCATTGAACGACGGCCAGAGATATTATTTAGAATAATCGACTTTATGAATACATTTGTCCACAAGCCAATGATTTACCCATTCTGCTTCATCTTGTTTAAGTCTTTCAACAACATTATCAATTTCTTCACGTGTTACTTCACGCCCATCAATAATCATTTCACCCAGACTTTTTTGAGTGAGTTCATCAAATTCACGATTATGTTCAGTCATTACCATTTCATCGTAAGCGTGTTCCAAAGACTCTGCTTCAATCAACCACTTATGGCGAAAACTGTGGACAGTATCAATCATAAAAATAGGCATTTCAAACCTCCGTAAAAAGCAATTCAAATTCATCAGCACGGTTTTCGTACAGAATATATCCGCGAGGATTACACAGTATGCGAGTATCACCGATCATATAATCAAAAACATCATGAGTATGCCCATGTGTCCACAATTTGATTTGTGGGTGGTCAAGAATAAACTCCGACAAGTCTGAAGAATATGCACCATTGGTGAGGTGATCACCATGATAATCAGGTTTCACTGACTGCTTTGATGGCGCATGATGCCCAACAACTACGAACTTACCTTCAGGTTTAGCATCAATGACACTTTTGATATAATGCATCGTATTCACGTGCTCATTATACACAAACATTGGAGTAAGTTTTTCTCGATCTTCAATCGCTCCACTATTACGAATAATACGAAAATCGTTCATTACACGACTAACATGCCACAAAGTGTTTGGATCGTTTTTGTTCATATCGGTCCAAAGAGTAGCACCAATAAAAGTGTAGCCATTAATCTCGACCGTTTGCTTTTCTAGAAGATGAATATTTTTAAATTCTTCTAGTTCATCACGGAGAAGATTCTCAGTCAACGTATAGTCACCATTGTAATGTTCATGGTTTCCCATGATATAGATTACATTCGGAAATCGTTCTGAACATGTACGAAAAAAATTTCGATCTGTAGAGTGAAACTTGTTAGCGACACAAATATCACCGGATAAAATAAGAACCTCAGCATTCTCAGTGTTATTGAATGATGTAGTACCGAATTCCAGATGAACATCAGATGCAAGAGCGATTTTCATTTAGTTTTTTCCAAAGAATCTTTTCGGATATAATGTAGAGGTTGTTTTTGGTTTGAAGGATAATTTTTTACAACAGGTAAAAACAAAACACCATCAATCTCTTTAGGTGGCCAGTGCCCTAACGTGTAATAAACATCCGTCAAATTAAAACGATTACGCATTTTAATTGGTTGATTTTTTGTGTTCATGGCTTAAACAATAAGAAGAGGAAACATACTGACATTAGACAGAATGTTATCAGCCTTCCAACTAGGGCACCAAGAAAAGCACCTAAAGCAAAGGCAGTAAAAGTTGCCAATGTCAAATATGTTTCCATATCAAACTCCAATAACGAAATTATAATTGAAAATTACTAGTCTGTCAAGAGTGTTGTATTTTTGCTACCGATTTGAATTTTCTTTGGCTTTCTTTCTTCTGGAATAATATTTTCCAGTTCAATCACAAGAAGCCCATCGACAATATTAGCAGATTTTACATGTACTGTTTGTGCCAAAATAAATCGATGATTGAAGTCACGTTTTGCAATACCATAATGAATGAATTCGCGTGTGTTATCTTTATCGGCACTTTTACCTGTGACCAAAAGTTTTCCATCATCTAGAGTGATATCAATTTCATCACGTGTAAACCCTGCGATAGCAATTTCAATAGTCCAGTGCGTATCGTTTGTTTTTACAAGATTGTATGGAGGATATGTTTGAGGTTTAACCGCCCTATCAAATTCTTCAAAAGTGCTAAGAAGACGTTCGAAACCAACGGTTGCAGGCAGCAATGATTTGCCGTAATGAAGAGTCATGCTTTTCTCCTTAAAATAAGCGAGTTAATAAAATACCAACCCATAAGGCGTTGGTCCGAGGTTTATTTTACTAGCCTTAGCCTCGGTAGGCTAGCCCATCCCGATTGGGATATGGTTATTTATTCACGTTTTGTGCTTTTTTACCAATATTATATTTGGTAATTAATTCCCAATCGTCTTTTTCTTTGTGAGAAAGAATTTTAATTTGTGACAATGATACAATCGGATCACTTACCATATCTTTGTTAACGATTTTTAATAGTTCCCAATCTTCCAATAATTTTGCAATCGTGTTTCTTCGTGCAATATCATTTTCGGAAAAGTCTGTATTTTTACCATCTAATGCAAAAAGTTCTTTAAAATGTACGATGTAGTATCTGCCTTGCTTATGTAGAATGTGACAAGACTGGTAAAGAACTTTTTCTTTCTTGGAAGCGACACCGATTCTGGTTAAAGTTTCACGAACTTTTAAAAAGTCATCTTTTTCCTTTAGAGTCACCTCTACCATGTTTTCTATTTTTACCATTATTTTTTCACTCCACCTTTTTCTAATTGTTCTTTT